CGTTTAGGTGCGGTGAAAGATGTGCTAGACAGAGCAGGACTGAAACCTGCTGAAAAGATTAAGCAGGAAATCTCTCATGTAGAAACTGCTTCCACTGATGAACTGGAAAGGGAACTGGAGGCTTTAATAGGTACGTCAAATGTACACGAAATACCTGAAGCTCTAAACTAATGTCCGGGTTACTTAAAGGTGTGTTGGGTTCCAAAATATATCGGACGGCTAATAAAGGGCTGTCAGGACTCCTCTCTCCGTTTATTGATAACCCTTATGATGACCCGTTTATGAGAAGCGTGTGGGAAGATGTTAGAGGGGATGAGGGGTATAGGGCGTTGCCTTATTTGGACAGTAAGAAGAATATAACTTTGGGAGTGGGTCATCTTGGGTCAGAAAGGCCGGGGTTTATGGGTATATTAGACAGCGCTTTTACTGGGCCAAATGAAGCTGAAGATGTTTCTAAAAAAGATTTAGATGTGAGAGTTAAGCAAGTGGCTAATATTTTAACTCCGTCCGTATATGAAAATCTTTCTGAAGAAGCTAAGAAGGCTGTTATTAATATGCATTTTAGGGGAGATCTACAGGGGTCAGACATAACTAGATCCCTTATTATGCAGGGAAGAATGGATGAAGCGGCTAAAGAGTTTTTAGACCATGAGGAGTATAAAAAGGCTGTCAGAAACAAGAAACTTTATGGTATAGATTCTGGACTTATAGACAGGTTTGAAAAGAATGCTAGAAGGTTAAGGTCGTAATGCCCATACAATCATGCACATTAAAGAACGGAAAGAAAGGATGGAAATACGGGAAATCTGGAAAATGCTATGCAACTAGAAAGGGTGCAGAGCGACAAGCGGCGGCAATCCACGCCAGCGGCTACAAGAGGGGATCTGGAAAAAGCGGTAGAAATCGCTAGAGAGATTAGAAATAGAGAACGGTACAATAAGCTCGACTTCTATGATCCATACCCTTACCAGCTAAACTTCCATGAAACCGGCGCAGAAGCCAATCAAAGGCTTCTCATGGCGGCAAACCGTATCGGCAAGTCTTACTCTGGGGCCGCAGAGATGGCTTATCACATTACAGGGTTGTATCCTAAATGGTGGAATGGTAGAAGATTTAAAAAGCCTATAGTTGCATGGGCAGGTGGTGTATCAAACGAAACCACAAGAGACATTGTACAGTACGAATTATTGGGTTCCCCTGATGATCCTGATGCATTTGGCTCTGGCTCCATACCAAGAAGCTGTATCATAAAAACAGAGCGTAAACCGGGCGTACCCAACGCAAAGAGCATGGCACTGATTAAGCATGTTTCCGGGGGGAACTCTTCTTTATTTTTTAAAGCCTATGAAATGGGTGTAGATAAGTGGCAGGGAAGAAGTGTAGACTGTGTATGGTTAGATGAAGAGCCAAGCAGAGAACTCTACTCACAGGCAGTAACACGTACACTTGACCGCAGAGGAATGGTCTATATGACATTCACCCCAGAGAATGGAATGACGGAAACGGTAGCCTCATTTATGAACCGTTTGCAATCAGGTCAATCCCTAACCAACGCCACATGGGATGATGCTTCTGAGAAAGTCCTTTCTATGAAGGGCGAAAGAGGGCATTTATCTGAAACTGTGATGGAACAAATCTTATCCTCTTATTCTCCTCACGAGAGGGAAATGAGAAGATACGGTAGACCATCAATTGGATCTGGTTTAATCTTTCCTATTGGCGAAGAAGATATTATAACTGAACCCGTTCATTTAGAGGATCATTGGCCGAGAATAGCGGCAATAGACTTTGGGTGGGATCACCCTACAGCGGTTGTTTGGTGCGCTATTGACAGGGATGAAGAGATGTTTTATGTATATGATTGTTACAGAGCTTCTAAAGCGTCACCATCTGTACACGCTGGTATAATAAAGTCAAGGCCGCAGTTCATTCCCATAGCCTACCCACATGACGGAAATCGCAGGGATAGCATGGGAAATCCGGGCTTGGCTGACCAGTACAGAAATTTAGGTTGTAACTTTCTTATAGATCACTTTACAAATCCACCAGCTTTAGGTGAGAATAAAGGGTCAAACAGCATTGAAGAGGGGTTAATGGCTATCTTACAGTCAATGGAAGCTGGAAAGTTTAAAGTGTTCTCAACTCTATCTGATTGGTTTGAAGAGTTTAGAATGTATCATCGAAAAAATAATAAGGTGGTTCCTATAAGGGATGATCTTATGTCTGCTACAAGGTATGCATTTCAATCACAACGTTTTGCCGTTGCCGGAAAAGACCCGACATGGACAAAAGATTTAGAATATAGGAATTATGGAATAGTTTAATGGCCGATACAATTACAGATGAAGAACTAATCACTAGAATCCGGGGAGAAATTACAGACTCTCTTGGATACATGGGTGATACGATTTCTCAACAAAGAGAACAGGCTATGCAATACTACTACGGATTGCCGTTTGGTAATGAAGTAGAAGGCCGTAGCCAGTATGTTGACTCTACAGTGCAGGACACTATCGAGTGGATTAAACCATCCTTGATGAGAGTTTTTGCTTCCGGCGATGAGATGGTTAAATTTAATCCTCACGGCCCCGAAGATGTTGCAATGGCTCAACAAGCAACAGACTATGTGAACTATGTGTTTACCAAAGATAACCCCGGATGGGAGATTCTTTACTCATGGTTTACAGATGCTCTTTTAAGCAAGAACGGAATAGTTAAAGTTTGGTGGGATGATTACGAAGAAGAAGAGCGTGAGGAATATAGCGGATTAACAGATGATGAGTTCAATTACTTAATATCATCTGCTGATATTGAGGTTATAGAGCATACAGAATACCAAGAATATGAAATTATTCTTCACGATGTAGTTTTAAAAAGAACTGGATACAACGGAAGGGTTGCGATAGAAAACGTTCCACCTTCAGAGTTTTTAATATCAAGAGAAGCCAAAACAATACAAGATGCTAGATTTGTTTGTCATCGTGTAGAAAAGACTTTATCAGAGTTAAGGGAGATGTATCCAGATCAGGATCTTGACCCAGAAGCTTTGGGTGGAAGTGATGCTGATATGACTGCCTTTTCAGCGGAAAGGCTTGAGCGCTATGCGTTTGATAAGTCTGCAAGATACTGGGAAGGTTGGGGTGGAGAAGAGTATGGGGAAGATGGATTAAGGCGTTATTGGTTGCATGAGTCTTTTCTTAAAACAGACTACGATAATGATGGAATAACTGAATTAAGAAAAATATGCACTGTCGGGTCTACGGTTTTAGAAAATGAAGCGATAGACGAAATACCATTTGTATCTATTACGCCTGTAAAAATACCGCATAAGTTTTTTGGTTTATCTATGGCTGATCTTGTGATGGATCTTCAACTGATGAAGTCGTCTTTAATGCGGAACCTAATGGATAATATGTACAACCAGAATTATGGACGCTATGCCGTTTTGGAGGGGGCCGCGAATCTTGATGATTTGCTGACCCAAAGGCCGGGCGGAGTGGTTAGAGTAAAATCTCCCAATGCTGTGATGCCTTTAAATACACCGCCTCTGGAACCTTATTCATTCCAGATGCTTGAATATCTTGACAGTGTAAGGGAGTCAAGGGCTGGTGTATCAAGAATGTCTCAAGGGTTAAATGAAAACGCTTTAACATCACACACCACAGCTACGGCTGTTAATGCTGTAATGGGCGCGGCTCAAAGTAGAGTTGAATTAGTCGCAAGAAACTTTGCTGAAACCGGGGTTAAAGATTTAATGATTCATATATATAAATTATTATATAAGAATCAAGATAAAGAAAGAGTTATTAAACTTAGAAATGAGTGGGTTCCTGTCAGGCCCGATGTTTGGAAAGATAATTATGACTGCACAGTTTCGGTTGGTTTGGGCAGTGGAAATAAAGATCAGCAGATGATGCACTTATCTCAAATGATTAATTTTGCCGCTCAATCTATGTCTGGCGGTTTGCGTATTGTTAATGAACAAAATATGTATAATCTTGGATCTGCTTTGGTTAAAGCAATGGGATTCCAGAATGTAAATGATTTCTTAACAGACCCATCGCAGATACCACCTCAACCTAAACAGCCTTCACCAGAAGAACAAACACAAATGATGGAAGCTCAAGTTAAGCAGGAAGAGCTTAAAATAAAAGCCGCAGAAATGCAATTAAAGGCGCAGAAGATACAGCAGGAGTATGAGAAGATAGCTGTTGACGCTAATCTAAAGCAACAAGAACTTAATCTCGAAAGAGAACAAAAACGAGCCGTAGCAATAGGAGCGACATGAGCGATTTTCTAGATGATGAAAGAGCAAGACACGCAAACAATTTATTACAGAACGATTTATTTAAAGAAGCATTTGAAGTATTAAGAGAAGATTTGATGAGTCGCTGGGGACACAGCGGTTCTACAGAATCGGAAGCCAGAGAATCAATCTGGCTGGCGATGAGACTGCTTGATAGACTTGAAAGTCATTTCAAATCCATAGTTGAAACTGGAAAAATGGCTAAAGCTCTAGAAAAGCAACACCCATTCATCTAAAAATTTAAGGAGTAAATTATGGCGGATACGCAAGAGCAACCGCAGTTGTCCGGCGAGAATATGCCGGGAAGTATCAGAGAAGCACAAGAGGCATTACTTGGAATAATGGAACCTGAAGAGGTCAAACCAAAAGAAGAGGAAGCCGCCCCTACCGAAGAAGAGGAGTCCACAGAAGAAATTCAAGACGAATCATTAGAGGAGGAAGATCAGGA